TCTTCTTGATCCACACGGGCGAGAAGTGCAGAGACCCCGCACTGCGGCCCCTTCTTCGTTGCTGAGACTGCTTCAAGCGCAGCCGCGAGTTTAGACACGGTGATTGCCTCCTTCCACGAGCGGCTTCTGCCGCGATCACCAACATACAGGCTTACCTATGCCAAGTGTCTGGCACTACTTCTTTGGCTTCGTCGTAAGACCGTAGCGGTCGTTAGACGGATCGAGGTAGGTCTGTAGCACCTGAAGCCCTGCGGCGAGTGCGGCGCTGAGCACGGTGCGGAAGTCGCCGCCCGAGATGTCCATTAGCGGGATGCCCAAGCCCAAGCTCACGGCGATCGCCGTGCTCAAGCCGGTGCGGAGGAAGTCAACGATCGCCTCGTCTACCGAGGTCGTTGCGAGGAATGCGCTGAACTTGTTCATCGGTTCTCCTTCTTCGTCACAATGACGACGTGTGATGCGGGCGAGCCTGGCTTGCCCGATGCAATGGCCTTGAGATCAGCCTCCGTGATCGGCACAGCGAACTGCTCCTTCGGAATCTTCTCGTCAAAGGTAGGGTCGGCGAACTGTAGGGTCTGCGCGTCTGAGTCGTAGGATGCGCTCGTGAGATGCCCGTAGCCTGCGGCGATGACCTTCGGATCTTTCTTCTGCCAGTACGACGCCCAGTTGCGGTGCCACTTGGAGAGCGCCTGCTTCGGGTAGCCGATTGGTGCCTGCACCCAGACGATCAGGGCCGCGCCCGCCTTAGCCGCCTCCACCGCCTCGGCGAAGGTGTCGGCAGGACGAGCCTTGCCGCCTAGTTCGCGGACGGTCTTCATCAGGTCAGCGAGGCTGGAGCCGTTGTCGCTCACGCCCTGCTTCTCTACGAAGCCGGTGGCGCGTGCCTTTGCTGCGACGCCATCCGATGCCTGGAGGTCAGGGCTGTAGCCGTTGACATAGGCGACCGCCGCAGCCGCGCTGCTTGGCCCACAGTCATCGAGCACCGCCCCCACCTTCTTTTGCGCCTCGGCGTCAGAGTAGAGCTGCGACTTGATCCGCATTCTCACGCGGGATTCTCTTCCTTCACGATTACGGCGACGGCACGAGCCGCTGCCTCAAAGCCTAGCGCGGCGCTGACAGGATGTCCCGCCGTGCAGCCTTCGCTGTAGTCATTGCCATCCTCGCCACGCTTCCAAAGCGTGCCGCCGAAGGCGCTGTTGTCCTCATTCGGAACGAGGGCAACCCATTCGTTGGGTGCCGTGTCCACGCGAGTCCAGCCCTGCTCGTGGATGTCTTCAATGTGATCTTCGCTTCGTGCCATTAGTCCCTCCATCGTAGTGGCCCTGTGGCGATCCACGCGATCGTCAACAGGATGAATAGTGCCGCCATCGTGCTCTGGGTCTGACCCTCTGGGAGCACGACTACGGCGAAGAGGAGTCCTAGAATCGTCCAGGCTCCCCCGATTAGGTCAAGAATGATGTTCTTGAACATTAGCGGCGGCCCTTTCTGCTACGCGCGCCCGTCTCGCCGCCTCCAGCGCCGCCACCTCCGCCGCTCGATCCGCCGGTCGTGCTGCGTGCGGCATTGGCTGCCGCAGCTGCGACGCTGGCGATCTGGCTGGAGATGACGGCGACCGCCATCGGTTGCGCCTCTTCTTTCTCAGTTGCGTCTAGGTCTTTCCCGATCTCGCCGATTGCCGCGATGTCGCCGAGCGCATCGGCGACGGCTTCCACGGTTGCGCCTGCAACCTCGGCAACCGCTTCAGCGGCCTCGCCTAAATCTGGCAAAGGGGATTCGGGTTCGTCAGTAGGTACAGGAGTGGGATCAGGAGATACCACAGGAGATTCCGACGGCTCCTCGGATGGAGCGGGCGTCGGCTCGGGTGAGGCAGTCTCGTCTGGTGGCGTGGCTGTAGGTGTTGGCTCATTTGATGGCTCCTCGCTTGGTTCTGGCGTCGGCTCTGGGGTCGGCTCTGGCGTTGGCTCAGGCGACGGCTCCGGCGACGGCTCAGGTGTTGGCTGCGGGGTTGGCTCAGGGGTAGGTTGTGGCGTAGGCGTAGGTGGCTCTGTAGGCGACGGAGACGGCTCTACGCTGGGTTCTGGCGTAGGTGTCGGGGTTGGCTCAGGAGTCGGCTCTGGGGACGGCGCAGGGCTGCCTACGACCCAAGTCGTATTGTTGATCTGCAAGAAACCCGCGCCGCAGCACGAGTCCACGCTCATAATGCGGAATCCGAACAGGCCGCCAGCCGCGATGTAGACGACTTGGCTGCCGCTCTGTTGCAGCGGGTTGTAGCCAGCCTGATCCCAGATCGCGAGGTCAGTCCAGCTCTCATCGAGCAGCATCTGCGCGCGGTCGTAGAAGGCACCATCGGTCGTCCAGTACGCCCAGTCAAAGGTGACCGTCTCGCCAATGGAGGAATCGGTCGTCAAGCCGGTCACCGTATTCTGCCACGGATAGCCAGGGCCAGCGTTGTCGCTGCCTTGAATCAGGATGGTGCCTTCGGTCAGCGTGATCGTGCCGTTGGAATCAACCTGTTGATCCCACTCGTCGGCGCTGTCAAGCGCGTAGACCTGCGCGAACGGCAAGAAAATCGCCGCCGTCGCAACGAGTGCGAGCAGACGGCGATTCACTTAGCGTTAGATAACCAGGCTGTCAGGCCTCCCAGCCCACTGATTCCCAATAGGGCAATGACGAACTTGGCAAGCCGATAGGCTCCGCGTGTCTCTGCCATCTCTACGCGAACGGCAGCGACCTCAGACTCAATCCGATCAAGGCGATCTAGGATCGCCTCAACCTGACTCTTGGTCATTCGCTTTCAGCCTGTAGCTCGGCGATGCGAGCCTGAAGCGCAGCAATCTCCGCGTTGATGTCGCGCGGTGCTGGAAGCACAGGAACAGGCGGCGTCCACGTCTCGTTGATGAGCGTCCAGCCGGTTCCGACTGGCAAGCCATCAACCTCGTAGGCCGTTGAGCCTGCTGGCTTGATTGCGTCTGCGATCGCCTGCGATTCTGCGATGATGACGTTGATGACTTCAACGCCGCGAACGATTGCAAATCTCATTATTCCCACCAATACACCAGGCAGTAGCCTGCTGCTCCTGATCCGCCTGACGAGACGGAGTTATATACAGTTGTTGCGGTTCCCCACGCTGCGCCGCCGCCGCCGCCTCCGCCAGTATTTGCAGTTCCAGATGTTGCTGCTATATAACTTGCCGTTGCGTTTCCGGTCACAATGGCTCCACGTCCACCACCGTCAACTGAATAAAAATATGCTTGATTGTAGTCAGTTGCCCAATAGTTTGCTGGCAAGATTAGAACCTGAGCGATTGTGGTGCCTGCATAGGATGCGATTGCCCCAGCCCCGCCACCTCCGAGGCCTTTGATCCCCATACCTCCGCGCCCGTACCAACCGTCGTTGACCGTGGTTTTTGAGAATGTAGTATTTCCCTCAAGCCCACACCACGGACGCAAAGAGGCGTCGTTAGAATTATTGTCAAACTCAGGTGGAAGCTGGGAATCTGGACTGTAGCTACTATCAGCTGTCCCACTTGCGATTTTACCGTTTTGAGGGCCGTAAAAAAATACACCTTGATCTGAAGTCACTAGCATTGCATAATCGGAAAATCTTGCACCGCCGCCGCCCCCAGAACTTGAGGTGACGCGAGCTGCGGTTGGAGTTCCCGCAGAAATGGTTGGTGAGCTCGCTCCCGTCGCTCGATATTGTTTGGACACGCTGGTTGTTGTCGCAAGATTTCTGAAGTTAGATCCAGCCCTGCCGCCACCGAATGAGGTGTACGATCCGAACGATGAATCCCCGCCAACGGCAGCCGTGCCGCCATTTGACGAAGCTCCGCCAACTCCACCAGCACCAATGGTCACGGTCACTGTTCCTGTTGCTGAGCCGTTCAGGATTGTTAGCCCAGGAAGCGCAAACTCGCGAACTTCTCCGCCACCTCCAGCGCCGCCAACGGCCAGTCCTACGGTGCCTGCACCAAGCGCTGTAATGCTGCCCATTCCGCCACCGCCTCCGCCGCCCACAAGCAGCACGTTGAATACGGTAGCCGCGCTTGTAGCGTCACCGCTCGCGCCGACAACAAAGGTTCCAGAGGAGGTAAACTCCTTGAACTTGAGTTGCTTGCGCGCAACAAGGTTTGCGGCGCTAGATGCTACGCCTGGAATAAGTGCGTCTGCGAGGCCCATTGGCTCCTCCTTATCCGATTGACTCGAGCGTACCGCCCGAGTATGTCAATGTTTTGGTATTACGAAAAGTGCCCGTGTATTCGTATAGCTCAGTGACTGTCCCGCTCGTGTAAACCAGTTCTGTGTAGCGCGGCATCGTGGTTGCCGTGGAGTCCTCGCTGAAGGCGAGGAGCGTCCCAGCCGCGCCAGAGTTCACGCTGAACAGAAACTGCGTTGTGCCAGCCGTCCACACCGTGCCGTCTGTTGAGGTACGAAGGTATGGCGTGGCATTGCCTTCGGTCTGAACATTAAAGAAGTCGCTGGCCGAGCCAGCCTTCGCCAGCACGATGTGATAGGTGCCGCCGCTGCTAAGCCCAGACGCCGCGAGCGGCAGGCTGATATAGCGCGTGCCGCTCTGGAACTCGCTTGGCAGAATAGTCGTGGCAACCGCAGTGCCATCTGGGTTGCCGCTGCTATTGCCCTGAATGCTGATCGTGACATCTGTGCCTGCGCCAGATCGGAAGCCATAGAGCTGCACGCTCGTGATCGAGGTGGACGACAGCACAAAGGGTTGCGTGAGGTAGGTTGAAAGCGTCGTGACGCTGCCAGCCGCCGTGCCTGTGTTGCTGACGGATGACGAGCCAGTGTAGTGCAGGTCAGCAGTGTGCAGACCAAGCAGATTGTTGTATTGCTGCGCTGCCGCTGCGCTACCCGCGACGGCCTCTGTCCACGATTGCGTGCTGCTCATTTATCCTCCTTGCGCGGTTAGCGCCCAGGTGACGAGGAGCGTGTTGCCAATGGCTTTATACACTCCCGCAGAGATTGACGTGATGCCGATAAGTGTGGAACCTGTGTCTCCGTATAGACCGGCAAGATAGACCGTCTCTCCCACAAGTTCGTTTGCGCCATAGAGCGCGCGGCTTGTCGTAGTTCTTGTGCTTCTTGACCGATCGGTGATGATTGTCGTCGCAAGCGCGTTTGGAACGCTGGTTGCGGCGTTTGAGGTGTCAATATCGCCACGATAAACGAACACGTTGTCAAGGTAGATCGTCGGAGCGCCGCTTGCGGTCGAGGTCACGAATACCCCAAGACCTGTGACCGCTGACCACGATGGCGTGCCCGCCCCAGTGGAGAAGTCCGCGATCGGAATGCGACTGACCTTCCACGAAGTATCCGCAAAGTCCGTGCCAGTCAGCGTCTGAATGCTGGCAAAGGTGACCTTGTAGTAGTCGGCTGTGCCGCCGTTGCAGTAGATTCGCAGCTCGCTGCTGCCCATACTGACGCGCGCGGTCGCCTCAATCCGCATACTGAACTCAATGCCTGAGCCAGTCGGCACGCTTGTTGACGCGACCGCTGTGGCGTTTGCGACGTCATTTGTCGTGCTTGGGCCAGAGGTCGTGATCGAGAGGCTGGCGAGGCCTTGCCGATAGATAGACGAGTTCGCCGTTGGCGCTGGCGAGCCGGTGAATCCAGCCGTGCCGTCGCAGTCCGAGATGCGTGGGCCGCCAGAGGACGTCACGATCGAGTAGGTCTCCATATCCGCCGTCTCGCCCGCAAACGCCTTCGCGATCAGCGTGGCTCCAGCAAGCGTGAAGGTGTTGGACTTCTCGTAGGACACGCGAGTGCCGTCTGGCGCAAACTGCTCGAGCGTGACCCAACCTTTGATCGGCGCGATGAGATCTTGTCGCTCCATTAGTCCCACGTCCCTTCGCCCCAGTTGAGGCCGCTTTGACCAACGCCAGCCGGTTGCCACACGAACGGCGGCGTGAAGTTGTTGAATACTACGCTTTCTGACGGCGCAGGTACGATATCGCCAACGAATGCGGTTGTCGGTGCTGGATATGCAGGCGCCGTTGTTAGATTGCAGAAATATCCGTTCGTGTCAAATCGCCAACTGAGCGTCAATACGCGAGCCAAAAAGGTCTGACTCGTGATGTCGTCGGCGTATTGAAACACCTCTCCAGCCTTGAGCGGAAGCCCAGGGAAGTCGCCCTCAACGCGCGGCCCAAGTCCAGAGAGGAAAAAAAGGACGTCTTTGGCTCGGTCAATGACGAGATCAGTGGTTGGGAGATATGCGTTCCGTAGCCGTGTCTCAATCACCTGACCATATGTCGCCTGGCTCTCGGTATCGTTTGCCACGACCGCATAAGGAGACACATCTCGATATGGCTTCCCTTGCAGCGTGAACCCACGCACGAATGATGCAATCGCCGTGCCGCCTGAGTCTTTGGCGAAGTTCTCAAATGTGATGACTGCTGCGTTCTCTGCGGTTCCGACGCTGATTGTGTAGTAGCAGGTGCCGTCAAGCGACAGACGAGAGGCTGGCGTTCCCGCCGCCATCGCGATTGCCGAGCCAGAGCCATCCTCTGCCGCGTTCGCAGTGGCAAGAGTTGGCGTCGTGTTCCAGACAACAGGGAAGTTATCCACCCAGCGCACGCGATCAAGCGGCTGTAGCTGGAGCGTAAGCGTACCAGGCGTGTAGTAGGTTCCGACGCTTGCGCCAGTGACCGTCTCTGCTGCAGGCACCTTGAGCGGAGTGCCCTCGATCTTCCAGACGTCCTCGTCAACGGCGGCAGCGTTGCGATCTTCATACTCTAGGACAACGCGGTTGGCTGCATCTCGCTTGCGACCAACAATCTGATCAAAAGCGACTTCACTTCGAGTCAGGACGATGCTTGGAAGGCGAAGCGCCGTGCTCTGAGCCGCGTTGTTGCGGAACGTGAGAACCCCATCCTCATCCGCAAAAATGAACCCGCCCTCAGCGACAGCAAGCTGCGACAACTCGTCGTAGAGCCTAGCGTTGACGGATGCCGCATAGACCGCCGTGGCCATCGTCGCGCTGGCCGTAATCTCTGCCGTCCCAGATAGACCTACCGCCGATCCGTAGGAGAGAAAGACGTCGCGCAGAGGGGCGTTGCCGTCTGGCTGATAGGTGACCGGAAGGTCAAACGTGCGCGAGATCGTCTCAACGAGCCGTAGGGTGGCGGTCTTATCGCGCAGGATTGGTCGCAGATCCGTGATAAAGAAGACGCCCATCTGCCGCCGCTCACCGTTGTAGCCAAGCTCGATCTTGGCGCGAGCGTCAAGCAGGCCGCCAGAGAGCAGGCTATAGAGCGGGCTGCTCGTGTTCGTCGGGTCAAAGCGTCGAGTTGCGTTATCCAGCAGGATGTTGCACTCGGCTGGCTGGGCGATTGCGCCGGTAATCTGATCCAGCGATTCCACGCCGTCCATTGAGATCACATAGGTGGTCTCGTCGGTGTATACGCCATCGCCATCCCAGTCAACGTAGAGCTTGGCGCTCGGCTGGTGATACGGCGCGTTGATTGCGTCAGCAAGGGCTGTTGTGATCCCTGCCATCGCTAGGACGTCCTGAGCGTAGTCTCGACTAGCGTGATGCTGAAATCACCCTTCGTGACGTCAGGATATGTGGTTGACAGCGCCGAAATATCGTCAATCACGACCGTCGTGCCTGTTTGTGCATCAGTCCACGGGCCGCCAGACCAAGTGAATGTCGCTGGCGTATCGTTCGTCACGATAGTCTGATCGAGGCTGACGAGCGCCTCGTAGGTCGCCACGTTTTCGTACTCAAACGTCATCGTGTAGACCCACGCATAGCCAAACGACTGCTTTCGCAACGTCCCATCAAGTGTTCTACGAGTGCTCGCGACCTCATTCCATTGAAGTTGCGTTGCATTTGAGCGAGATGGAAATGGCAACGTAATGCTAGTGGCGCCAGAGACAAGCGTTGGCTGGCTGACAGGCATTATCTACCTCCTGCAAAAGCAAGGCCGCCGCGTCGGGCGTTCTCGTCGGCAAGTGCGTCGTAGATTGAGCGCGCAAACTGTCGAGCTTCGTTCTGATTGCCCATCAGCGCGCCAGCCTGAATCGTAATGTTTACCCCACCAAGTGCACTGTTAGGAACGATGGTTCCAGAGCGCGATGGAACAAACATCTCAGGGCCTCGCTCGCCAACCAAATACGACTTCCCACTCGATACTGGGCCTCCGTTAGCCCTTGTGCCGCCGGTTGGTGCCGATGCCGGCTGCTGCTTAGGAAGGAATCCGCCGATGAGCGGGAGCTTATTCACCAGGTTGATGAGGTTTTGGACGAAACCGATTGCATTCTGGATCAGTCCGATGAAGAATCGAATCGGGGCTGTTATAACCTCAAATGCCTTGCCGATGAACTTCAGGGCGATCGCCAATGGGCCGTTGCCGTCACCCCATAAGATTTTGGCGAGATCAGCAACCACGGTAAAGGCAGCCGAGAACGCGCGAACGATGTTCGTTCCGATGAACAGCGCGAGATCAACGACTACCTTGACGAGCGGCTGAATCGCCTTGAACAGCGTGTCCACTGCCTGTCGCACGGGCGTGATGTTGTGATAGGCAAGGATCAGCCCGGCGACGAGTGCGGCGATCGCCGCAACGACGAGCACGATCGGGTTCATCGCGAGAATGACGTTGAAGATACCCATCGCGGTCGTAGCCAATCTTGTCGCCATCGCCGCAGCGTTGACGACGACAGTGAAGGCGGTATAGGCTCCAGCGATGGCAATGAGCAGTGCCGAGTGCTCTCCAAAGATAGTTCCTACGGCGTTCAGTGCCTCAATAAGAACTCCGAAGATTGCCCCACCGACTCCGATGACAGCAGGAAGCACCTGAGTCACCATTGTCGTGATGAACGGTCGCAGCTTCTCAACTGCTTGTGTAAATGCCTGCGCGAAGGCGAGTCCGAACTCTTTGATGCGCGGCATAATCTCGTCGCGGAACGTAGTGAGCACTTCGGCGAGAATGGGCAGCACAACGCGCCCGATATCCTCGACCGTGTTGTCAATGGCAATCTGGATGCTCTCAAGAGCGCCCTGCGTGGTTTGACCATAAGCTTCTGCTTGCCCTGCGGCGGCCTGCTGGATCATCGCAAGTGCTTGCGTTGCCGTCGTGCTCTTGTCAACAGTAAATCCATACCGACTCAGGATGGAAACGTTGCCGTTGAACACCTTGCCAACGAGGTCGGACGCCGTGCTGAGGTCAACCCCACGCAATCTGGCAAAATCCATCGCCAGGGATTGCAGTTCAAGAGCTTGCGTCACATCCTTCGTGCGTGGCACGAGCCGCGAAAGCGAGTCACGAAGCGCATCATCGCTGAAGGCAAGATTCTGGCGAGCCTCAATCGCCGCATCCATCTGTCTCGTCTGCTCATCCGTAATCTGTGTGTTAGCAGCAATCGCAGCATTGAGCCGCGCGATTGACGCATCCTCCTCGGCGGCAGCCTTCGCTGCTGCGAACATCGCTCCACCTACTGCGACGGCGGCTGCGCCGGCAATGGCAAATCCCTTCGCCGCGGCCGCGAACGGTGCGTTGAGCGTGCCAGCCGTCTTCTCCAAGCTGCGCGCGGTCTTGTTGAGTTCGCGCATCCCCTTTGACGCAGAATCCTTGAGGATGAAGGCGAGTGTCGTCGTTCGTTCAGCCACGCTTACCCGCCTTTCTCGTCGTCACAGACGATTCAATCCGCATAAACTCCAAGCCGCGCAGCACCCACTCGCCAGGCGCCTCATCCAGTTCCCACGGTGCGATGCTCCACCGTTGAGCAAGCGCATCAAGCGCGTACTCTAGCGGCACAGGAGCCTTCGCGTCAGGGTTTATCGCTGTTCTGGCGAGGGCTGTACGGAGTTGCTGCCCTGATCTTTTGGGAGTGTAATCTCTTCAATCCAGTCGCGCATACGATTGGCGATCGTGACAAGCGCGCTGAGTGGGAGGTTGTCGAGGCTATCCACGCCAAGATTGTGCGACGAGATGAGTGTGAGCAGCCGATCGGTGCTTTCCTCTTCAGTCGCGTCTGCGGCGCGGATAGCCTTGATCTCGCCCCAAGTAAACTCACGAACTTCTACCCAGTGACCGTCAAGATCGCCAGATAGTGCGAGTTTGGTTGTTTTCGCCTTTAGCATTCAGCCTCCTCTTGATGCTTAGGAGATCGTTGAAAGATTGTTCTTGACCGTGATGGAGAAGTCCGTTGAAGCGGACGAATCCACGATCCCACGATAGGTGATGTTCGCCACGATAACACCATCAACTTCTGCGATCTCGTGCGTGTCTGCCACGCCATAGAAGTCAAGTGTGAACTCATAGTTTCCTGCGCCCAGGGTCGGGCCAGTGACCGCGATGCGGATCTTCCGCTCGCTCTTCAGCAGGAACTTGTCAAGCTCGTTGCGATTCGTGAAGTATCGGACGATCTCCAGTCGCGCCTGTCGTGCCACCGGAGCCACCGTGTCCACGGCTGCCGAGGTGCCGTCAAGCACATCGCGTCGGACGAGGCCGCGCGTGAGCGTGAAGGTCGCCTCTTGCACCGAGGTGTCGGCGCTTGAGCCGATGGTCGTCGCGTCAATGTAGACGGCTGCGTCTACGCCGAGCACGCTCACCTGAGTCGTATCGGCTGGGCTGGCGCTGTACGCCGTCCCGAGTGCCACCGTACCGGCTGCGATGGTGGTCGCCGTGAAGCTGACCGCCTCGTCCTTCACATAGGAAATACTCAGCTCGTCCGTCGCGCAGCCCGCAAGCAGGTAGGTCGGCACGACCGTGCCGCCGTCTGCCCAGCCCCACTCTGCGGTGAAGGTCTTTGGGGCGTTGGCTGTGCCGCTGTTGGGCGTATATGCCCAAGTGTATGGCGCAACGGTTCCAGACGCAGAAACGCCGCCCTTGACGGCGGTCTCAAGCCAGAACGGAATCTGGTTGTAGAGCACTGGCCCAGCGATGTTCAGCCCATTGCGCTCAATACCAGGGTTGATCTCGTAGGTCTCAAAATAGTTTCCACGAAGCGTGGTATTTGCGATGCTGGTGATTTCCTGAGAAGGCGTAGCCTCGTTTGCGTAAAGAACTCGCGTCGCGGTGGCAGCTGAACCAGCCGTTGATTCAAGTGCTCCCACCAGTTTCAGTAGCTGGTTGACTGCCATTTGTTGCTCCTTATGCTGCTTCTACCGAGTTCAGGCTATTTGCCCGCTCGATGTATTTGCCTAGAACTTCGTCAGCCGCTTGCTGACCCGCTTCTTGTGCCGTTTGCGTGGATGGAGTGACGAACGGCTTTGCTTGACCGCCAGGATGCTGCACGAGTTCTGAGAATCCAAACGCGAGCCGTAGCGCGCCCGTATCTCGAGGTCGCACCAAGTGCGCCTTCGTGCCGTATTCAATCAGGTGCCGATGATTGCTGCCCTTGCCCATCGCAGCCGCGATCACGCCAATGGTGCCTGGCTGCCTACGAATCTTCTTCGCGTTGATGGACTTGTAGAGATTGCCGGTCTTTCGCCCGACGCCCTGCGTGATATAGAACTGCTTGATGACGTCGCGCATCGCCTTACCTGCGGCGTCGCGCATCTGCTCTAGGAGTTTCTCAACTGGCCCTTCGTAGAACTGCGAGGCGTAGCGCTCCGTGAACTCTGTCTCATACTTGAGGCTGAATGAGGTCTGCGCCATTACGGTGCGATCGTCCCCAAGACTTCGCGTGTCGTCACTTCCACCTGCATCTCGATCACGGCGAACATTTCGCCGCCGTATTCCGATTCTCCCATACGAATGTCTGGCACGAGTGCCTTGACGACGACTGTGGGAAGGCCGAGCTCCATCTTGGAGACCACCTGCTCCACGAGCACATCGCGCCAGAGATAGAGCGCCTTCACATTGCGATCGGTGCCAGCAGCCTTCGCGATATAGAAGCGCACAGGGAAACGGTGAATCTGTCGCACGAGGCGATTGGGGCCGTATTCCGCCGTGGTGGAAGGGGGAAAGACCACCACGGACGGAAACACGGAGATCATATCTGGCGGAAGCGCCGTCGCCAAGCGGATATCGTCATAGCCCGTAGGCGGCGTCACATTGGCAGCGGAGAATCGCGCGGCGAGCGCGGTGCCGATCGCGTAGGTATCGAGCGACATTTAGACCGCCTGTGCTGCGATGCGATAGGCGCGCAGCATTTGCTCCACATCAGGGTCGAGGCGCGCGAGGAGGCGCATTTGCCCAACCTCAGGCGAACCGGCGATGCCGAATGGCGTGTTTCGGCGATTGAAGATACGACCGCTTTGGATAATCGTCGCCATCTCCACAGGCTTGGGCACGCTCGGCCACCCACGCACTCCGACTACCTTGACGCCTTTTACGATCTCAATCGGGAAGGTGTTGGCACCCTCGGTCAGCGCAACGACCTCGTTGTAGGGTCGCCCAATCGTGGAGGCGTTGAACGGCGCTAGGGCATAATCCGTGTTTGCCGTCCAGGTCGTTGAATAGGTGCCGTCGGCGTCGCCGTCCGTCGTCAGCGCCGATACGGATACGAAGTCGTCAATCGGCTGCGACAGGTATTCCTTCGCGGTGTAATAGGCAGTCACGGTGCCAGCGTTGTAAAAGAACCGTCCGCAATAGTCGTCAATCAGGCGGCTCACAGACTCGATTACGAGCTCTAGCTCAGTATCCGAGGTTGCGTCAATGATGCCGAGCGCCGTCTTGACGGCAGAGCCGGTCGTGTAGCCATTCGTGATTGCCATCAGGTCTCCTTGATCGGTTGGACGCGCTTGAGCGCATCAGGGTCGCCAGCATCTTGCCATCCGCTGATCACGAGTTCCGTCAGCGGCTGGTGTGGAGCGTATGACCTCAACACATCCGCCATATGGACTTCAGATGTTGAGGCGAGTTTGAGGTCATAGCAGACATCGTTCAGCAGTTCGCGATTCGTGAAGCGGTAGATTCCGCAGCACACTAACACCTCTGGCACGCCGCGCGTCCAGCCTCCAGCACTGTGTTCGTAGTAATCCCAGATGCGCCACGGAGCGGGTGCGACGCCCACCCAGTCGCCCTCCTGCTTTGGCACCTGCGGGAGCAGGGTATCGGCAAAGAGCACCGTCAGTGGGCCGTCTACAAGGCTCGTAGAGGCACTCAGGAGCGCTCCAGACGGGCCGTCTGCCTCATCGTGGGGAATGATCCCACTCAGCCACGTTGCGGCGCTTAGAACCGCCTTTTCGTCTGCCGATCGCACAACGGCGTAGGTCGGCTGCCCAGCCGCCGCTCGGCGATGCCATTCGTGGACGGGCTGCCCGCCAGCCTCCACCAGCAGCTTGTTAGCGCCACCAAGCCGCGTGGATTTGCCGGCGGCGAGGATGACAATCACGGCCTGCTCTCGTGCGGGTGCGATTCAGAGAGGTCGTAGTGCCAGGTCGAGCGCTCCACGCAGGTAAATCGTGAGCCTACTTGATGTGCTGCTACCCATAGCAGCCAGTCATAGCCCTTCACCGGCTTGAAGCCGCCGAGCTCTACGAATAGCGCCGTGCGAATCAGGGCGTTGTGGCTGACGATTGAGGTCGTCTTCAGCAGCTCAGGATTGAACGGTTGATTGTAGCCCAGCCACGGATTGGCGCCGCTCACATCGCACCACGAATAGGCGACGTCTGCGTGTTCGCGCTCCGCCGCCTCTACGAGCGAGGCAAGGTGATCGGGATAGAAATAGTCGTCATCGTCTAGCAGCGCGATCCATTTGCTCTCTACGGCGAAGCCGAGGTCGGTCTTCATTGCCGCCCCTCCGCGTCGTGCGTAGTCGTAGCCAATCAGGTGCGCCTCTGGCCGTAGCGTCTGACGGCGTACCGAGGTGACGGCGCGCTCTAGAAACTCATCGCGCTCTGGCAGCGTTGCCGTGATGACCGTGACACTCATTTTCGCTTAGCGGCTCGTCGCTGTTCGCGGTTGAGCGCTCCTGTCGCTGGCAACTGTGCCTCGACTGCCTTGAGAATCGGACGCCAATGCGTCTCGTAGATTTTGTCAGTGCTGTATTCGGCGGCAAAAGCGATCGCGGCTTGTGAGGCTTCCTTGCTCTTTTCGGTGTCGCCCTTCAGCGCATACGACTGCTCAAGAGCGTCAATGATCTCGTCTACGTTCGGTGTCATCCACCAACCGGTCTGGAGCTCATCCCACTCGGGTTGCCCTCCGACCTTCCAGCCTGCGCCAACGAGTTCTGGCATCGCTGTCCAGTTGGTCACGATGACTGGGATGCCGCACGCCTGTGCCTCGATTGCGGGAACGCCAAAGCCCTCGCCCTTGCTCGGCTGTAGGAGAACATCTGCCATCGTGTAGCACTTGGCGAGCACCATCTGATCCAATCCTTGCCGGTATTGAAACTGTGGCACCCAGCGAACGCGATCCATTGGCGCGTTGACTGCTTTCAGCAGGCGCTCGATCTTGACGCCGTTTGCGAGACCGAACATCTCTGTGTGCAGATAAAGGTAAGCATCCGTGTGTTTCTGCGCGAACTGAGACCACGCATAGAGAAGTTCTGGCCACGCCTTTCGGATTGGCGTGATGCCCTTGTTCGCCTGTGGGCAAATCGTGACGTGCGCGTCGGCGGGAATATTCAGTTCGGCGCGAAGCGTTGATGCCGTTGGCTTGAAGGTGTTGATGTCAATGCTATGCGGGGCGTAGAACACGCGATCTCGCTCAATGCCTGCGTCGAGCAGCTCCCGCTCGCCGAACTTGGACATTGCCATCGCCCATTTTCCCTTGCCTCGGCGATTGAACCACGCCTTGACCTCTTCTGGCACGACCGAATGATCTACGGGCGTCCACGAAAGCATCGGGATCTCGTCCCACTGAGGTGATTTGTAGACCCAGACGTCGTAGAGGCTGATGCCAAGCCCAGGGCCGTCCGTATTTGTTTGGTTGATCCAGTTGCCGATCTGCGCTGGCGTGAGGTCGTTGCTGTAAGCATCCAAACCCTGTCCAAAGATTGGTACGCCAGGACGCCACTCCATCGTTGAGCCAGCGAAGCCGTAGTTCGCCATAATCCCAACCTTGTGACCATCTGCTGCAAGGCGCGGAACGATCTCGTTGGTCTGTGAACCGTATCCCGTGGGTGCCCACGGAGCGTTTGATGTCCAACCGATTCTCACGGTACTGCCTCCTTTGTTTACCTCCCGCCGAGCCGAAGCCCAGCGGGAGGTGATTCTAGCCTAAAGCGCTAGTTTAGGTCGTCGCCGAAACGAGTACCTTCACTGCGTTCAGATCAGGAATGTTTCCGTCAACACCATACAGGGTGCGTACTGCAACCTGGTTCGTGTTGAACAGGTAATCGCTCGAGGATGCGACCTCAATCGGGAGTTCTCGTACATAGTACGAAGGCTCGTGGATGATCGCCACTGACTTGGAGGCAGATGCCACCGCAGCCATATGGACGTTCTCCTTGAGTCGGTATCCCATCAGGGTGTCAGGCTGGCCAGCGGCCATAGCCGGCTGGAAGACAAACTGCCCATTGAGATCCTGTAGCTTGCGGAGCTTGCTCACTGCCGTCGTAGCCGCGTGCCAAACAGTGTTGGTGTTGCGGTACGAAGGATTCAGCGAGTAAAGCACGGTCGCAAGATCGAGCGCATCAAAGAAGGTCGCCGTGACGGTGCCGCTCTTTGTTGCGGTGCTCAAGCCGGTTGCAGCTTGAACGAAGCCGGTTGGCAGAACTGTACCTGTGCCGAGAGTCATTGCTGAACCTGCGACATAGGAGATCTGCGCACCTGCCTGTCGACCGACTGTCCCGAGAATGTCAAAGCCTGCATCACGAACGAGCTCAGCCGACAAAAGCGTCAGGCTGGCAATCTTGTTCGCGTAGAGGGTGATTGACGAGATCGTTGGGTCGGCTGGTGTGATTGTGCTGCCTTCGGTGACGAAGGCGGCTGACTGATTCGCAGTCACGCGCGGAACGGTGATGTTCTCGCCCGTGGTCGTGCGGAGCTTGGTCGCGCCTTCATAGACCGGGTTGCCTTCCGTAAGGGCGACAACCACGAAGTCGGCGAAGGTCACAGGCACGGTTGCGGATGCTGAAGCCAAAGCGCGAATCTCAAACTGCGCGCGGCGCTTCTCGCCAGAGGCGATTGCGCGGAGCACGTCTGCATCGTTGTCAGCCTTGACTGCGTTCTCAACCTTGAGTGCGCGCTCTGCAAGGGCGCCGATCTTCTCGGAGCGCTCTTCAGCGGCGGCAACCTGATCCATCTTGCTCTTGCGTGCGGACATTGAGGTGTTCAACGCATCCCAGCGCTGCTCCTCTTCCGCTGTAAGTTCTCGCTTCTCGTCAGCTGCACGAGCGAGAAGAGACTTCGCCTCTTCCCAGTCGTTGCGGTACTGCTCGTGAAGCGTCTTGGTAATGTCGGACATTTCGTCTGACTCCTTCTGCTTCTTGGGTTTTGGTTGATTGCTTCTTCGGTGGTGCGTCCAGCGGTGGTGCCCGTCAAGGCCCTCGCGCTGCGTCCTAGCGAATCGGCGCTTCCAGCTTGGCGAGTGCCAACTGTCGCTCACGAACCGAGAGCGGGATTGCCCTCTCTGGAGCATCCTCTTCCGGTCGATAAGCATCAAGAACCGCGCGAGCGCGGTCAATGACTTCCTGTGGAATGTCGGTCTGTGGCAACCGCGAGGCGGCAGCGTTCAGACCGGCACGGATCGCGACGAGTTCGCCGTCAATCACATCGGCAAAGCCGAGCTTGTATGAGCCGCGCAGTTCAGGCGCGGCGGCATCGTAGACGAGGAACGCGCGACGGGCAATATCCGGCTGCGGATTCTCGCCGTCAAAGCCTGCGAGGGCGAAGACACGCTGCGCTGCAGCGGCTCCGTCCCATTCGCGAGTCTCGTTGATTGGGAGGTCGCGCGCGGCACCGATCACGAATGGCGATCGGATCTCGGGCGCGATCTTACGGATTGCGAGGTCAAGCAGGTCGGCGGATTCTGCGTCTGGCGCACCAGCGAGCAACGAATCAAAGGCGCGCATCAGGCGCTTTG